CTCAATGTATCAGGCGCAACAATTTCGTCTTGGGAAATGGATAGAACAGAGCCAAGCATGGAGCAATCAATTAAAATGGTAAAGATTTTCGGTTGCACTCTGGAAGAACTATTCAAAGCTAGTCCACCAACCGATTTCTATTCTACTGACGAAAAGTTTTTGATTGAATGCTACCGAAAAGCGGATGAAGACACGAAGAACGTTGTTGGAAGGCTCTTGAAATACTCTGAATTATTAAGAAAGGAGAAAAAATAATGTTTGGAAACAGAGAGGACAAAGAACTAAAACAAGAGGAAAAAATGAGAAAGCTTCTAAAAAAGTATCGACTCGAATCTGTATCTGCAGATATCTCGGATGATGTGCAGGCTATAGCCGACGAGCTTATGGGAAATAAGGCTATAGAGGTGGGCACTCTACTCCAAGGGAACAGCGTTGATTCCACAAAGATGAGTTATTTGTCGGCAATAATGAAACAGAATTGGATTATAATCAAACTCTTGGATGAAATCGCACACAAGTAACGCATAGGGGTATCGCCATTTGGCTATGCCCCTTTTTGAAAAGCTATATCCGACTAATCAAAACTAAAATTCGATACAAAATGTATCGTTTTTTCAAAAAACAGTGCAAAAAAGGAGAAATCAATGAAAATCGCACTATATGTCAGAGTTTCGACTTTGGTTCAATTCGAAAAAGGAAACTCCGTGGACGAACAGAAGAAACGCCTAGAGGCTTTCTGCGAGGCAAAGGGTTGGACGGACTATGAGGAGTTTGTAGACGCCGGATGGTCGGGAAGTAATATGGAACGCCCCGCCCTGCAGGAGTTAATCAAAAGAGCGGACGAGTTCGACACGGTGTTGGTCTATAAATTGGACAGGTTAGGTCGTAATCAAAGAGATATTCTGTATTTAATCGAGGACGTGTTCAAAAACTTCAACTCTATAACGGAGAACTTCGACACTTCTACGCCCGTGGGTAAGTTAATGCTCTCTATGATGGGAGCCTTTGCAGAATTGGAGCGTCAGCAGATAAACGAACGAATGATGATGGGAAGGATTGCGTCTGCCGAAAAAGGAAGGTGGCGTGGTGGTTCAGGAGTGCCGACAGGGTACAAATACATTCCCGGAGAGAAACACTTAAGAATAGACGAGGAAAAAGCCCCGATTGTCAGGGATATGTTCCAAATGTTACTTGATGGGCACTCTTTTACTTCCATCAATGATAAATACCACTTCTCGGGCGCTAACGTGGTAAGAGTTATCCTTGAAAATCAAGTCTATATCGGAAAGATTAAATACTGCGGGAAATACTATGACGGACACCACGAGCCGATTATTGATCAGGAGACTTTCGACAAGGTGCAAGCCATCATCCACGAGCGAGACGTGAAGCGTAATTTTCCATCACTAAAGGAAAGACACCTTCTCACGGGGTTTTTGAAGTGTTCCTGTGGGGCAAGAGCCTGCTACCATCATTCCTCACAAAAGAACAAAGACGGAACCAAACGCCACTATGAGTATTATGAATGTTATACGAGAATGGCACACGGAACAATGCGTGCAGCAAAGAAGTGCTCTAATAGATTTGGAGAAAAGACGACCTTGAGGAGACGATTTGGAACGTACTAGAAGAACTCGATTATGATGAGGTAAAGCACACTTCCAAACCCAACACAAAGCCATTAGAGAAGAAAATCGAGAAGATTGAAAAGCAGATTGCAAAGTTGGTGGAGTTGTATTCGTTGGAAGATGTTCCACTCGATATTCTTACAACGCAGTTAAACGCCCTAAATTCGCAAAAAGAACAATTACTCGAACAAATTACCATTGAGAAGTCTAAAGGGGCTAGAATGGACGAATACGAGGTCAGAAAGGCATTATCTACTATCGACACTGTGCGGGAATCCGATTTAGCCACTCAAAGAGCCTTTTTAGGTTCGCTAATCGAAGAGATTACCCTACTCCCCAACCACGATTTGAAGATAAAGTGGAAATTTTAGCCACAATCTAGGTGGATGGTTTCAACCCTCTAAAGGGATTGTGGGGAAAAGTGAAAAAGAGTTTCCTATAATAAATAATGTGATAAGATTACACAATGTGTAAAAAAAATAGCCCCAAGGGATTACTCCCAAGGGGCAAGAAAGGAATTTATATAAAAGCACTGGGCTCTTATACCGCTTTGAGTGAAGCCCGTGTCTTGGCTCCGCAGATACCGTCTACTGTCAATCCGTGTCCTCTCTGATATGCTTTGAGGGCGGTCAAGGTGTTATTTCCGAAGTCTCCATCTATGGTAAGATTGGCTCCTGATTCGTTCAGTTCCCACTGTAACCACTTAACTCCGTTACCCTTGGAGCCTTTCTTTAATGTGTTGGTGGGCTCTGCGTAGGGGTTCTGCTCTTTAACTGTGCGAGCCTTTGCACCTGACAGAACTATTACAGTGTGTTCAGAGGTCTTTGTCACGAGCACGTCTCCGTTGCATAGGTCACTCTGCTTGGTGTAGGTTTTTTTCTCAAATAGTCCGCTCTTAACGAGCACGCTCGCTTCGTTTGCGGTGGTAAAATTTGCCACATCATGTCCGCACTGCTTTAAACAAGCACGAACCAATCCCGAACAATCTGTCTCTGTCTTTGTCTTGGTGTCTACTCCGTACTTATAAGCGCCTAATCGGTTGCTTTGGTCGTAGCCGATATTTGGGTTATTGCAAGCCACCGCCATACAAAAGGCTAAAGCGTTTGCAAGGTTTCCGTCCTTTGCTCGGAGAATAACCCAACTTTTTTTATGTTCGTAAAAATTCTGCACAGACACTTCGCCTGAGTGGTCTAATCCATCAGAGGCGATTTTCTGCTTCTGATCTCCGACTTTTCCACCTGTGAGGTTTCCGTTCTCGTCGTGTCGTGCGCTTCCTATCAATATTGCCATTTCTTTTTTCTCCTTTCCTGTGATACAATGTAGGTGCATATTTCTTTGGGTGCTTGGCAGTGACTCGCCGGCGCCAATTAAAAAGAGGATAGATTTTCGCTCTATCCTCTTATTTTTGTCTTTAAAATCATTATTTAAATAGTGATTTATCTTGGAAAACTGCATGGACGGGTAATCTAACAATTCCTGCATACGGAGACGGATTGCCAGAAAGTAGTACCATTCTAACTTTATCTGCACTCGCTAACGCTAAAGAAGTTTTACTTCAGTTTGGTAACACTTTTGGCGGTAGAAATGTAACAGAAATGAAATTTGATTTTATTGGTGCTAACACACAAACAAACATATCCACTTATGACCCCGGAAATACTACTTTTCACACTATGACAGGCTGTTCAGTAAATAATTCAACTGGTGAAATTAGAGCCGGATATACTAGCGGTGATTGGGATGCTTCACAAACTTTAGTAGGCGTTTACTATAAGTAAATCACTAATACGCTGATTTATCCGCATTGGTTGATTATATTATGAAGAAATTTTTGTCCAAAAACCACCACGAATCCATGTTGAATCTGTAGTAGGGTTTCCACCAATATCCCAAGCCAAAAGTTCCATAGTGTTTGAATTTGCTGTTAATAATCCTACAACGGAAATATCTGCACGGTTAACAGAAGTTAATGGAATATTATATTGTGTTACCGCTGGAGTAAATTCAAGCGTAATTTGTGCTCTTCCATTTGTAAAAGTTACTGCTTTTAATATTGTTTTCCATTGTAAAGCAGATAAATCACTATTTAACTGTCTTAATTCTTCCCCAACAGTAGTATTACTTGTATTATTACCTGTAATTGATTCCCCACTTGCTATTGCACTTGTAACTTTCTTTAAGTTGCCACCTCGTACCATATACTGACCTACTGAATAGGCTTGTGAAGATGTTGTTGTAGGCTCATCATTGGCAATAGCATATTCTCCTGTATTCTGTGTTAAATGAGTATATGCCATATCATATACAAGAATATCTTCTGCTATTCTAAATAAAGCGTTTTCACTGTGTACATCTATAGCACTTGTTGTTGGCATAGCAACGGGTATTAGGTTATAGGTACTTCCATCAATGGTAGCTGAACCATATAAGGTCATATTTGCGTCACCTTGGAAACTGCCAGAATTTCTACCCATATATAACGTATTCCCTCTTCGAGTTTTATGGGATGTGATATTGGCTGAACCATAAGATGTTGGATTAGACCAATTTACCGCACTTTCAGATAATCCAATGGCACATATCGTAAATCCATATTGACTATATTCAGCACCTGCTCTAACAAATACAACAACTTTATCGGTATTGCCTCTACCTGTTGTACCTCTGCCTCTATAAGTCCATTTATCTGCTGAATTAGTAGATACAACAAAGTATTTTCTAACAGGTGATTTATTGTTTTCATACACCATCCATGCGGCCGCACTTGAAACTGCGGTCTCATTCTCCGCTAAAGATTCATCAATCGCACTTTGTACATTTGTTGCTGATAAACCACTTGTGGTTCCGTCATACTTGACCTGACTTGCAACGGTAGAAGGTGTTAAGATATCCCATTTGTTGTTGGTATCCCACACGATATTCGTTCCTGCTGCGCACTTAATTCCCGCGCCTTCATCAAATCGTGAGTCCGTCGTGAAATCGTCTGTGATATTGTAGAAATCTCCCACGATCATTCCACTTGTCGGAATATTGGCAAATGTCACAGAACTTTTCCAATGAAGTGCGCCTGCTGCGTAAGTCTGTGACTGTTCAGCCCAATATTTCGCATTGTTCGTGGATGATGGTGTTTCTGTATCAGCGCCAAAAGTCGCCCACTTGTGTGCTGTGTCTGCGTATTCCTCAGCTTCTTCCAAAATCTCGGGGATTCTCTGAATGATGGGAATATCAGTTTCGGAAATCTGTGTATCGTCGGAAAGTGCTGCACTCTCAACATTGATGATGAAGTTTGCAGTTCCCAATACCTCGTCGCTTTGTCTGATTTGAAGTTCTGACTGTACTTCTCCTGCAAACACTGTCATTTGGTCGGTAATATCTACGGATACCAAAGAGCCATCAAATGTGCAGGCGTATTCAAAGCCGGTATTGTCTGCCTTGGTTCCTACAATGGAAACAGAAGCGCCGGAAGGGATTTCGTAGGGCGAAACTCCATTGTATAGATTAAACTGCAACGTACGGGATCCATTGTCGTACTGACTGACGTTGATTCTAGGCAAAGGACTTCCGGGAATTAAATTTAGATTGATTGTCTGTGTAATCATAGCTTTTCTACCTCAACTACAAATTTCTGCGTGTGAATAAGTTCCTCATTCAGTTTTATGGCAATTTGGCAAATTGCACTTTCGGGGATGTTCGGAAGGGTTACTGTCACAACATCATTTGATATTGTGCATTCCTCTTCAATTACACCGCCCCTATACGAGCCTATTAAGGTTATTTCTCCGATAGGGGTAAAATCCTCAAGCCCATCTTTTAAATTGATTTCTAGCGTCCTAGAGTCCACATCAGAGGCACTAACGTGGACGATTGGAGCAATCCCCCCAGGAACTAAATTAAGTGTCATTCCTTAACCCTCCACTGTGATGATAGATTTTCCTGCGTAAGAACAGAGAAACAAGCGATATTCTCGACTTGATATCCAACTAGCACTTCATCTTCCCCGAAATCGGGAACAACGCCTTGTGCAGTGATTACAAGCTCCATTCCCTCATCAGGAATGATATGGTCTCCAACATTGATTGTCTTTCCGTTTTTATCTGTCATAATCTCCTCCTATCCGATACATGAAGCAATATAGTTGACGCCTGTAGGGTTTGTGTTCGTTCGCGTCACATAAATGTTACATCCTGAGGATGAGACATTGTTTGCGCTCGTTCCTTTGACCGTAGTTCCGGGCGCTCCCGTATCAGGTGTCGTCACAACTGTGGGTGTGCCTGACAAACTCCAACCAACTGCAACGCCTGTGGGCGTGTTGGCTGCGCTTGGCGTGATAGTCACTTTTCCTCGTGTGTAGTGGCTATTTGGGATTACATTATTGCAGTAAAGGTCTACAAATCCACCGCCTGAATTGGTAAGCCACAGCGAATTATTAACAAAAGTACCATAGTCGCCACCGGCTATTATTCGACAGGTCTGCCCCGTGTACGCATTTCTTAAGGTTGTTTCGATAAGCGTCGCACCATTGGCGGTCATCACTCCCGCTTCTGTTAGTTGGAAGTTTGTAGCATTGACTTTCAATTTGCTAGCGGTAATCGTATCATTGTCCAAGTCAATCTCGAGTGTGCCATTCACGGAAACAATCTTTCCGGCTCTTACTCGATAGGCTGACAATGTTCCTGTGGTAATGAAGTCCGCTACGATAGCACCGTCCTGTGTCATTGCAAGGCCATAAGTTCCTGAATAGCCTGTGGATGAATATCCTAGCCCACTCTTATTCCACCGCCACACTTTTTGAGCGGTTTCAATGGAGTTTGTATCCATTATCACGATTTCCTGAGGATATCCGTCTGCGTCGTAAATGAAACGGACATATCCACCCGAATTTCCCGTGATCAGGCTCGTTGCTCTCTGTACTGCGTTGTCTAACTCCGTGAAAGATACTTTATCATCAGAAGTGCTTTGAATAGCATTGATGATGGTATCTCCGAAGGTGCTCTTTGCGTCGCCCAACTCAATCGTGTTGTATCTATCCAACAAGGTATCGTATTCGGTTTTTACTACCTTTGCTGTGGCGCTTACGCCCAACTTTTCAAAGTAGATGTGAACATAATCACAAAGGCCTACTGTTTCGAGTGGAGCTATATCCTTGTACTCCTCTGTTTGAGAGAGTTGAACAAAGGACACCTCGATACTTACCTTTGGCACTCCTATATTATTCACAACCATATAGGCATTGGCTGCTGCTCTCAATTCGGCTACAGAGGGCGCATTTTCAAAGCTGGATGTTAAATCCAACATCATTGTTCGTTTGAAGGGGTAATTGTCCGCTGTAGAAGCGTGTAGGACGTGTTCAGGAAGTGTGACAGTACCGCTTTCATCGGATGTCCAATAAGGACATACACCTGTGTAGGTGTTCTCGATATTCTCTTCCTGTTTGATGTCCGTGATATTCGTACCATAGCGCAGTGTCACGCCATTATCAGAGCCCCTGTTCTCCCAGTTATACACCTTAAAGTTGTCCCACTCATATTCCCCGCCGAATACGTCAAGGACGGATCCGTCTACACCGCCCAAGGATGAACGGATAGACCGTGGAAGGTCTTGCGTGTATGTTCCTGCTGTGAGGTTGTTCGTTTGGAAGGTAAACGGGCAATTCTCATAGGCGTTATTCTTAAGGCCTGCAAATACATTTGACACGGAATTGGCTGTAAATCCACCTGAAGGGATATAGCTTAATTGATATGACAAATGCTCTGCATATACAGTCACAATGCCTTTTAGCGGGCGTGTAATCTTATAGATACGGAAACCCTGTGGCACTTGTGATTGGTTCGCCTTTGCCAATATAATTCGGGAATGTCTCAAATCTTCGTAATGTATGCCGGAAATCGGATATTCCATCTCCAACTCAAAAGCGCCGTTCCGTTCTTCGGTACACACACAGCTTTTTACGTCTGTGAGTGCACCTAAACCGAAACTGTCAAATGAGGTTGTATTTGCTTCGTATAAAATAGGTATCATAAAGTCCACCACCTTGGTTGTATCTCAAAGTTTCCTGTGATTGCATTCGCCCCAGGTATTAACTCGGGGAATGTACCGCTTACATAGTTATTCAAGTTTGTCGTGCCATTGTAGGCGTTCATCAGGTCACAATCTAAATAGATTTCATTCACAGGGCAATCATTGGCAACTGTGATGGTGTAATCTCCGATTGTGATTGTTCCTTTGCCTGTCTTAATCAGTGGCTTTGCATTGAACAATGTCGGGTTATAAATCACACTATCGGGAGAAATCCATTCCTCTCCTGCCTTCAAATATCTCTGTGGTTTCATGTCGAAGGTTAAATCAAACTCTCCTGCTCTTGACTTGCCCTTTACATCCACATCCAATTCCTTTGATATACGACCTATTCGATACTCTTCGGGGTGGAAGGTATCTTCTATTCGACAATAGCCGTGGTTTGCCATAAGAAATGCCCTAAAGTTGTCAATATTATTCCCGAAATCAGAAATAATATAACAATGATAGGTCACACTTATGTTTTCATAGCGACCATTGTCGATTATCAGGTCGCCATTTCTTCCCGGGACTGAAATACTCTCTGTGGAGCGTTTCGGGGCGTTATACACGTCATTTCCGTGGATTCCCACGCCAAAGTCTAAAGAACTACGTCCGTTGATTGTTATCATGCGTACACCGCCTCTCTTCTATTGATAGAATTGGAAAGTCTTGTCTCAATGATATCCGCAAGAGCATTGATGTCCTGTCCTTCTGCTCCGTAGATATTCATTGTGATTCCACCGACATTCGTTGAGCCACTTGTTCCAAAGCTAGGAGCAAAGGATTTTGTGGTCGCTTCGGTTGCGCTGTTCATAGCGTCCGTGATAGAGCCTAGGCCATTGTCAATTCCCATTGCGATACCTTCTGGGATATACTGACCTACTTCTTTCGCCATTACTCTTGAAGGAGAATGTATCCCGAGAGCCTTCTTTGCGGACTCCAATGCGCTTTTAGCAACGTCTGTCATTGCCTTTCCGATTTGTCCGGCTGCAGCGGTAATTCCGTTGATGATACCCTGAATGATATTCTTACCCATTGTCGCCCAATCAACACTCGTGAACGCGGTTGTTACGGCCTTAATAACTTTCGGCATTGATGAAACAATCGTCGGGATTGCCTTAATGATTCCGGCTACAATCTTACCGATTAACTCGCCACCTTTGGCAAGCATTGTGGGAAGGTTCTTTCCAATCGTGGAAACAATCTTAACAAACATATTCGCCATAGCCCCAACAATAGCAGGCAGGTTCTGAATGAGCCCTTTTGCGATATTGCCAATGATTTGCACGCCTGCGCTTAAGATGGTCGGTAAATTCTGCATAATGTATGAAACCATTTTGGAAATCATATTGCCGATTACAGTTACAACCGTCGGGATGTTCTCAAAAATCTTATTTGCGAATTGCGTGATCATATTCACAGCAGAGTCGAGAAATTGAGGAAGTGACATTGTTGTTCCGCCTGTAATGTTCTCGAGGATTGTCTGTCCTGTTTGCTGTAATGCAGGAAGCAGGCTAGGCAATGCTCCAGCAATAGCCTGTGGAATTGACACGACAATATTTACAACCATAGGGATAAGGTTTGCCATGAATGTTCCTGCGGAAGTGATTACATTCTGCAGAGATTGTCCTACATTCTGTCCTAGGGCAAGATTACCCATTAAATCTGTGAAGGACGCTTTCAACATTCCAAAGGAACCACTTACTGTTGTTGCTGCCTCGTTTGCGGTTGTTCCTGTGATACCCAACTCGCCCTGGATAACATGAATTGCGGAATACACATCAGAAAGGTTGTTGATGTCATATTTCACGCCTGTAATCTTCTGTGCGTCAGAAAGAAGTCGCTCCATCTCTGATTTTGTACCGCCATATCCGAGTTTTAAGTTATCTAACATGGTATAGTTCTGCTTTGCAAAGCCATTATAAGCAGTTTGGATGGATTCCATTGAGGTTCCCATCTTGTTTGCATTGTCGGACATATCCGTCATAGCCATGTCTGCTACGTCCGCTGCCTTGTCGGTATCTCCCGCACAGGAAGTGACTAATCCTGCAGCGTAGGACGTTACCGTCTGCATATAGGTGTTTGCGTCTACACCTGCTGTCTTGAAAGCCTGTGAAGCGTTCTGTTTAATCTTCTCGGCGCTACCCTTGAAGAGTGTTTCTACACCGCCAATGGACTGCTCTAATTCTGCGCCCTGCTTTACAGAGTCGCCAATGAACTTTCCAATGGCAGCAACCGCTACCGCCCCCTTAATAGCTCCAACAAGCTTTCCGCCTATATTCTTTCCGGCACTGTCTGCCTCTCCACCGCCACCGATTGCGCTTTCAAGTTTGCCCTTGATACCCTGTGAGGATGGAATGATTTGGACGTAAGCCTTTCCAATTTCACTTGCCATTCTTTAATCTCCCGTGATTTCCTTCCAAGCTTTGAGGAAGTCCTCTCCACTTTCAAAGGTCTCATACTCTTTGTCTTGCTTGGTGTTCATCAATTTAGCGGTAATACTTTCCGGCATTCCTCGACCTCGTTCAGCGTCTTTTGTCTGCGCCCATTGTAGCCACGCCACTTTGTCATAGATTGCGGACATAAAAAAGAGACTCAAAGGGACTGGCATATTCGCCAGCTTACATTTAACCCTCGAGTCCTCTCTTAATCCGTAGACAAGTGTAGCCAATAAAGGCACAGGAACACTTCTATAGTCGAATATGTTGTAAGTCTCTGCTAAATCACAAATCAACTCGTCCTTGGCGGTTCCAAGCATTTGCACAAGGACTAATCTTTTTTTGTTTCGTCGTTTTGCTTTCCTGCTTCTTCGAAAATCTCCATCACGATTGCATAACACTTTGAAATACTAACGTGTCCTTCTGATTTGCGAATGAAGTCGTATAACTTTGCTTTCTGCTCTTTTCCAAGCAATCTTTCGACTAACTCCGGCAGAAGTGTCATATCGTCGTCAACTCCTGCTAAAAATTCTAAAAGCTCCATATCGTCGAGCTTATTGTTATCTAACTTAAAAGAAAAGCCAGATTGAGTTTTCCCTTTTATCATTACGATACCTCTCTATTATTTAATGTACTCATAGTGAGTATTTCCGCTTGTATCTGGTACAGCGGTCATTGTGGATTCATATCCTACGGCGTCGCCGTCCGCATAAGTAATATCTCCCACTTCTGTAATCTTTCCTGAGGGAACTACAATTCTCTTTGCAACTCCACCCTTCAAGATCATGTCGATTACCCATGAACCATAATCCAATTCATCAGAATTGGCTGTGATGGTAATTCCTGTTGCCAATGTTCCGCTTACGTTGTTGGAGCCATAAACAGTCTTTAAGACATCTACGTTTAACGCTTCAATCAATGTAAACTTGAACTGGTCTTGTTTATCTGTCTGAACGGAAAGAACGGTATCCCCGCCCCACGCCTTAATGTCTTCGTTTTCAGGGCTGTTAGTATTAACAAGTCCATCCTCGGAACAATATCCGAGAGATACAAAGGCTGCGTCCAATGTGTCTGTGGTATCCGTGGGAAGTGTTGTTCCCAAAGGCGCCCAATGAATTGCTCCCGCAGCTTTCGGCTTTCCTGCGGTTACATTTGCTGAATTATTAGCCATCTTGCGACCTCCTAATAGTGTTTGATGTTATACACGGCCTGATAACGATAAATCTTTTCGTTTGTGTCCGTGTAATTGTAATCAGTGTCTAAATCCACCATGGTAATTTCATCTTGTTCGATAAAACCTTCCATGGCTTCTTTTACCGCCTCGTTTAACTGTGCAGCCTTTAACAGGGACTTCCCATAGGACTGAATAGCAAATGTAGACGATTTTATGAAGTTTTCCACTCCCCCGCCGGTTCTTTCGATAACGACAAACGGAACAACTTCGTCCTTCTGTCGCTCCGTATAAACCGACACGGAAAGGGCTTCATTCAGATAGTCAAGTAATATTTTCTCAATCATGAACCTAATCCTTTCAGCAGTGTGTTGTTGTGCATATTGCTAAAAAAGGCGTGCTCTGTGGCGGTCTCAACTCGCCCATAGGCTCTGTTTTTTCCAACCTTCACACTGGATTCATATTCCGGGCCACACTTTGATTGCACCTTGGAGGCTTGCTCCTGTAGTACGCCCTGCATTCCCTCGGACTTCATCATTTCCTTAATGCCTGAACTATTAAGGACAACCTTTACTTTAGCCATATCTCTCAACCTTTACTTTCTTATTCCACGATAGCGGAATATTCGCCTCAATCCCTTCTGTTGGATAGCCATAGGTTTGGAAGAGCTCTCCATTGATTTCTACCTTCTTATTAACCCAATCGTTTGTGTCCCCTTTTGGGATTGCTAGCGTATAGGCTAATTTCTTCCCGTACAATTCTGTAGAGGAAATGATATCATCTGTGGAAGGCTCTCCTACCAATACATTGTCAACTAGGATTTCGGTCGGCTCGTAAATCGGTTGGTTGAAATCATCAACTCCGCTCTGCGTTTCTCCGTACAGTTTTACTGTAATACCCTTAATTGACATCATATACCTCCATGGCTCCAAAACGCTGTCTCTTCAAGCCTAATCGCTTTAGGTCTCGATTTAACACAAGGCTTCCGCCCCCAGGCACTAAATAAGTACCTGAGACGGAATAACCCATTGCGCTCTGTGAATATTGGCTCACTGCCTCTTCTGTGGTTGACTGATTTAAGATACGAGCGACTGTATCCATAGTCACTGACCTGGTTACTGTTGCCAAATCCTCATCAGCCTGCACCATGGTGTCGAAGTCAATATTCAATCCCTTGGCATATAGCCGGATTTCGGCGGATACATTATCCAACAAAACCTCGGCTCTCTCTTGCTCTGATTCTGTTAGCGGTCTCCAATATTCAATTAACTCTTCTACAGTCGCATACGCACTCATTTCTTGTCTTTCTCCTTCTTGGGTGTCTTCTTTTCCTCGACTTCTCTCCAACCATTGCCGGAGATTTTGCAGTCGGTTTCAATTACGACACCATTTTCGTTGATATACTTCATAAGTCACTCCTTACTCGGTTACCTTTGCGAATGCAGCACCATCCATGATTCCCCATCCGATATAAGCTTCTCCACGAAGATATACCTGGTTAGAACCTGCAAGGTCTACTCCTGTGTTGTCAGGATCACCGTATTCGATTACCTTGAAGAAGATATCCTTTGCATATCCCCATTTGAAGGCGTCGAAGTCTCCTGTGTAAGCTACAGGTGCGGAAGCGTCTGCAGTTACGTTTACATCAGCACGAAGTCCGTTGATTTCGTCAATCTGTCCGCCCCACTTAAGCTGTGGATAAACAGACACGCCGTTTTCTTTCAACTGTCCGAGTTCTGCGCCTGCAGCCTTTGACAAGATTACACCGTTGAGGTCGTAATTTGTTACTGTAGCGGCAGCAGTTTCCATTCCCGCTTCGATTGAAGTAGCGCTTGTTACTGCGGTTGCCTGTGCGTCCAAGTGGTTGGTTCCGATTACTGCAGAAGCAGTTCCTGAGTATGGATTGTAACCATGTAATCCCATGATATCCAAGCCCTTTGCTAACTTACGAGCAAAAGCCTCCTGGAACTCTGCAAGGATTTCCAACTGTCTTTCCTCGGAAGCGTACATAAACTCATCAGTTACACGAGCGCCATACTCAACCTTTACAGGTTTAATGGATACGGGTGCAACTGTAGCGCCACCTGCTACCTTCTTCCCATTTTCGCCAACTACTGAAATTTCATTGTCGAAATTGAAAGTGAAGATGTCTGTTCCTGTGAAGGATACAGGCATCTGATTTGATAACTTTGCTAATGAAGATTTACCTCTAACTTTTGAGAAGATTTCGTTTGAAAGTTCTGCGGGGAAGTTAGTACCCATTGTCATTGTGTTTGCTGTAGCCATAATGCTATTCTCCTCTCATTGCTCGCAACATCTGTTGTGCTGCTGCTTTCTTTGAATCTTCGGCTGGGTTTTTCTCTGCGTTTGCTAACGGTGGAACGTATGCCCGGCCGACAAGTGACTTGAGACCTTCAGCGGATTTTTTGATTTCCTCTTCCGTGTCTCCCTGTAAGTAGCTGACTGCTTCATAGTTCAATCCAACCTCGTGGGCTATCCTATTTTTTAATGAGTTAGTCTCATACGCCTTGATTTTGGAATCCCTTTCAGCCAACTGTGTTTCAAAATCTGCGAACTTTTCAGCCTGTGCAGACATTGAATCGTTTAGATCAGAAATCTGCTTTTCATAGCCTGCCTTTAATGTTGCAACATCATCCGCAGACATATATTCAGCGAACTTCTTCTCTGCTCTTTCGAGTCTTTCTTGGACGATAGCGTTCACTTCGTCCTGTGTGAATGTTTTTTCTTCACTCATTTTGTTTCCTCCTACTTTAACCGTGTAGTGCGTAATATGTATTAAAAAAGAGCCCGTAGGCTCTAATCTAATAACCAATATGCTGTTTCTTTGGTGGCTTCGCTATACTACAAGCATAGTGCGCCAAGATTGCAGACTCCATTAGGGATACGTCTGCACCTTCTAATATTGATTTATAACCAAATCCACCGCCAGAGCCTATCTTTCGCTTTTCGCAATTTGTAACGATTTGCTTTAGGCTCGGTTGATTGGAGTGAACCAAGGATTGCTGATATATTGCTTGCTCAAAGGATGAGTTTGCGACAATTACATCAACAACTTTCGGAAGGTAAGGTGGTTTCATCTTATTCGCCTTCATATCGGAAGCGAGTAAGGCTTGACCGCTTGCTCCATCCACGATTACCCCATTTTTAACGGTGTGCAATTTTGACAAGCTGTTTAATATCCATCCATTTCCATCAGATACAGGCCTGCAATCTAATGCTTCGACGAATATCTTTCCTTCGGTTGTCTTGGCTGCGACACTCATTGATACATTCTCGCCGTCGTGTCCGTACTTAATGCCTACATAGACATTTCCGACCACTTCAACACTTGATATCTCGAGTTCGTTCCAAGCACCTTCCGAAATAGCGGATTTTTGGTTGTACTTCAACCACAGTCCAAGACGTTGGATATTGAAATCCACATCATCATTGCTGATTTCATCCTGAACCTTTCTCTCTGTTAGTATGACACCCATTGAAGGGTTGCACTCATACCACAAGTCTACGTCGTGAACGTCGGACATTTCATCAACGCCCCATTCTTCCCACGCAGAATTGACAGATTGTCCATACAACACCTTTTCTCTGAACTTCTGGAATACAGTTCCGGCTGAAACGTTTGTGGGTGGTGTTCCACAAAAGATTGTAATCGGGTTTTGTGAATCCGATACAACGTACTTTAGAGCGCTTTCTTGGTCGTCTGTGTACTCTTGGGCTTCGTCAATGATTAACATATCATATCCCTCGCCCAAGCCACCTTTTGACGAACGTGTTCGAAAGGCTATCTTTCCACCACATTTCATTGTGATTGTCTCAAGCCCTAACTGTTTTGTGCAGTCGTATTCTTCGCCTAAATCATCAAGCAGGGCGCATAGTCGCTCCCAAGCTGTGTGGCCTGTGGTTGTTCTGTGCGCCGTGTGTAGGACTTTAATCCCTAATTTTACAAGCGCATACAACTCCGCTATGGCTACTACTTCATTCTTTCCATTTCGTCTTGGAATCGAGTAGCCAAACTTCGTATGAACCCACAAGTTTTCTTCGTTATAT